GAACCTTGGAAGATGGACAGCAGCTCAGTTGGATTCAGTCCTGAATGCAATCGAAGATGCGAACAAAGCGAACTTCAAAGCAACAGGATTTGCAACCAGCACTCAGGGAGATTCGTTGACAAACGCTATTACGGACGTGAACAAAGTGAACTTCGGGACGTGGATATCCGATGAGAAAGATTCAGTCCTGAATGCAATCGAAGATGCGAACAAGGCGAACTTCAAAGCAACGGGCTTCGCAACAAGCACTCAGGGAGATTCGTTGACAAACGCAATAGCTGATGCGAACAAGGCGAACTTCAAAGCAACGGGCTTTGCAACCAGCGCTCAGGGAGACTCGCTGACAAATGCCGTACGAGATGTGAACAAGGCGAACTTCAAAGCAACGGGCTTTGCAACCAGCACTCAGGGAGACTCGTTGACAAACGCAATAGCTGATGCTAATAAGCCGAACTTCATGAAGTGGTCTTCGGCCGAGAAAGATTCAGTCCTGAATGCAATAGAAGATTTGAACAAAGTGAATCTTGGAAGATGGACAGCGGCGCAGCTGGATTCGATTTTGAACGCAATAGACGATGCGAACAAGGCGAACTTCAAGGCGACTGGATTTGCGACGGTGGAGGATGTGGACACGTTGACGGATACGCTGAAAGCTCGGTTTGATCACGCAGCGTTGGTGGACGATTCGATAAAGGATACGTTGACGTATTATTTGGAGTGGCTGTACGGAGAGGTGGATACGATACGCGATACGGTATCGACTTGGCTGGATGCGTCGATATCGAGTCGATATGCAGATACGGATACAGTTGCGTTGAATTATGATTCGTTGTTGACACTGCTTTGGGGATACGACACGACGAATTTTGCAGCGACTGATATGGGTAGGTTTGTGATTGACGGAGGGCTTGGAGGTTCGGGTAGTGGAACGTTTGAAGCAGCTGATAGAGCGCATTTGGATACGTTGCTTGCAAGAGTATTATTGTTGAGTGCCGATGACAGTTCGTATATGTATTGGACGGAGAAAAGAGAGCTGGCGGCTGTGTTGACGGATTCGATAAGAGAGCTGGCGGGATTGTTTGGGCATCATGCTCGAGATTCTGTAAAGCTGGATTCGACAGCGTTTCAGGGGTCAGCGTCGGGTTTGACTGCAGTCGAGATTCGTGATTCAGTATGGAAGGCGTATCAGTATACGTATGCAGCTGATACAGGCACGATGGGATATTTTTTGGATACGATGATGACAGCTTTGTTAGGGCTGACGGGATTGAATTCAGTCAATTTGGTGGTGTACGATTCGTCGACAGATGCAGGAGTTTCAGGAGCAGGCGTGCTGCTGACAACGCTTAGTGGTGAGAATATAGGGTGGAGACAATCGAAGTCGACTGGATTGGCAGCGTTTGTTATGGCTTCGAATGATACAGTGTTGGCGTATCCGTCGGCAGTGTTCTATACGTTCCCGTCGAGTCCGGATACGATAGTTATTGGAACGTCGACAGTGCGCGATACGCTTTATGGATATAGATACGCGCCGACAGTGTCTTCTGATTCGGACGTCTGTATAGTATGGGGATACGTACAGTCGTTGTCAGGAACAGGGTCTTCGGGCTCGATTGTGGAAGCGACGATAGACGTCCCGTTTGCCGTTCGCTATGGACAGGTTTTGTTGAACAGATGGAAGGTAGCAGATACGACGGGGGTTGATGGACTGTGGCAGTTACCAGTCTTTGTTAGCTCGAAGCTAACGCCGTCGACGACTATGACGACGTTTATTGCCAGAAATGCGAATGGGAATTCGCTCGGAAAGAAGTCTGTGATTGTGCCCGACAGCTCGACGTATTATATGCAGTGGGGAAATTGACAGAGATGGAAAGACTAATTATATTGGGTCGAGGAAAAGAAGATGGATTATTCGACGATTCGGCGTAAGCTGTATTCTACGCCTTTGGACGTTAGACTCTGCTCGTCGCTGCTGATGCCTGCTTTGCCGAAAGTCAGTTCGGATGAGACAGGAATTATAGATCAGACTGAGAATCAGGTAGTGTCTGATGCAGAGATTGAGCAGGCGATCATGATGGCCGATGGACTGATTCGATTGGCTTTGTCGACGTTGTATTCCGAGAGCAGTTTCTTGCTATCGACGCCGATAGCAGGGGTTGTGATTCCGTCGAAGAGCAATACGACACGGCCGAATAGAGCGAGATTGCAGGGGGTACAGGCTGGATCGGCCGCGATTACAGAGCAGTGGACGATCAGATTCGATACGATCGTTACGGCAGTTAAGAGTTTTACCGTATACGGATCGTTTAGTGGGACGCAGGGAACTGGGAATGTGTCGACAGATTTTACGTCGACGAATTCGAAGTTGACGATATCGAAAAATGGGTGGTGGTTTGTTGAGTCTGGAGTGGAGTTTGCAACGTATGATGAGCTGTATGTTGCAACGTATGATGTTGATCCGAGGATAGTCTATGTTTCGAGTCGATTGGCAGCAGCGGATGTGCTGAGATCGTTGTTGTCTGATGCAGCGCCGAACACGTCGAAGTTCGTATCTGAGATTGAGTCGCAGGCAAAGTCGATGTTGGCAAAGTTGTCGTCGGGTGAGATTTCGTTAGTTCAGACGACAGGTGTATTTGATCCTGATGCATACGCGCATGAGATTAGTACAGTTGGCACGCGTGTTACAGATAATCTGGTGGTGTCTGGTTCTGAGTCGGATTTGTTGTACGACGGAACGAGGTTTGACGAAGATTGATAAAGATGTCTGTGGATGATAAGAACGTACAGGATTTGATGAAGAAGCTTGTACAGAGATCGAAGACGTTGCGACCGTTCTTTGTGGTGGCAAAGACTGTGCTGGATAGGTCGACGATGAAGACGTTTAGAGAACAAGGTCGTCCTGTAAAGTGGACACAGCTTGCGCCGTTTACAGTCGCATCGAGATCTGCTGAAGGGACGATGAAAGGAAGTCCGATATTGCAACGTTACGGAACGTTGCGTCAGTCGATAGGGACAGAGGTTTTGGAGATTGGGCAGAATTATATGATGTATGGAACGAAGCAGGTAAAGGCGGCAATGTTGCAGTTCGGCGGGACGATTAGGCCGAAGCATGGGAAGTATTTGGCGTTGCCGTTCCCGAGGGTGTCAGGAAGACCGAGAGATTATGAGAATACGTTTGTCCCGAAAGGGAAGCGTGTTATATTCCAGAACTTAGGTGGAGGAAAGATTCGACCGTTATTCTTATTGAAGTCAAGCGTGACGATTCCGCCGCGGCCGTACTTGGTGTTTCAGGAAGAAGATATTGTAGAGCTGGCAACGTACTTGGCTGTGTTTTGTTCAGACCCGAAAGCGTACTTGAAATTAGGAGAATAGAAATGGATTACAGACTTGCAAAGATTTTGGCTGGTGGTTCGACGGCAGTAGCAGCGTCAGGTACTGCGGTTCCGTTGGCTGGTGTGACGTACAGTACAGGGACTGTGACGCTGGTTGTTGGTTCGGCTGCCGTTGCCTCTGGAGGAGGGGCTAATTTTTCAGCTGCACATGCAGCGTTGGCAACGGCGCACGTGCTGTTTTTGCTGACAAATGGTGGTTATTTGTATAACGTTTTGTCTGTGGATGCGACGGCAGAGACGTTGACGTTGTCAAGACCGGCGCAAGCGTCGGAGGCCGGTGTCGCATATAAGTTGTACAGGATGTATGATTCAAATCTGCTGGCGTTGCATGTCCCGAGCGGGAATACGGGCGGGATATGGGTAGGTGATTCGACGGTAGATAAGACGTCGCAGAATGGCCTTTACATAAGTAAGGGAGAGTCATTGGAACTTGAAATAACAATGTTGGCCGATATTTGGGTCGATGCTGATACGAACGCTGATACGATTTCGTGGTTAGCGATTAGCTGATGACTGACTTTTACGGAACGAGCAGATCGATTCTGACGTCGATGAAGACGTTGATACTTGAGAATAGAATGTCACAGTCCGAGGAGCTCAGAAGAATTGTGACACTGCAGTTGGGAGTGTTTTCGCCGGTGACGGTGTTTCCTGCAGTGGCTATCGTTCCGCTATCGAAGACAGTCGTTAGTTGGTATAGCGAGCATACGACGAGGGTGAAGAGAGTGTATTCGTTAGAGGCGTTCTGCAGAGGGACAGATTCGGATTCGACGCGGAAGAACGCGAACGAGATTTTGTTGGCAGTTGTCGATCTGTTTAAGCATTCGCGTACGTTTGACGTACGCGATGGAGGCGGGAAGCAGACATATTCGATTGATGTCGATTTAGTTCGGTTGAACCAGACAGACGAGGGCGGGGTAGTTTCGAAGGCGACCGCGCAGATTACGACGATTGGTCGTGAGCAGTTAGTTACCAGTAGAGACGTGACGTCGTCGCTTGAAGATGACCCGTCTGTTGAGCTACTGTCTGATAGAATAGTGAATCGACTTTCGGTTGAGTTGCCTGTGGGCAAAGTGGCTTATGTGGGCAAAGGGTCGGAGATGCAGAAGGTTGTGATGAAGTTTCCTGCAGTGTTAGTACATGCTGAAGAGGAGTCTGAGTCGAAGTTTGAGACGGGACGCGATAGGAAGAAGGTCAGCTATACGATAAGCGTGTGGATGAAGATGGTTCCGTCTGGAGACGTGTTGTTGAGTCTGGTCGATTTGGCCGATTGCGTTGAGACTGTGTTGATTAGAAATGCAAGTTGGAGTGGAAGAGCAGTTGATTCGCAGGTCACGAATGAGGAGTTTTTTGGTGGGGATGCTGGGGAGGGAGTAGGCTATATGTATGAGGTTCGGTTTACGTACGTCGTTGAAGTAGCAAGATTGGTGTCGTTTATATAGGAGGATTTGATGAGGATTAGACGCGTATCACGTATGTCGCCAGGATGCGACGATCCGTTTTTTGTTAGCCATCCAGATGTGTGGGTTGCGCTACAGAAAGGGTCTGTGGTTGACGTGCCTGAAGAGGTTGTCGGGAAGTTGAAGGGAGTGGAAGTAGTGACTGAAAAAGTAGAGAAGACAGAGAAGAAGGAAGGATTGAAAGATGGGAATTAGAGCGAGTTGGGAAATCCGATATGGCATTGTCGTGAAGACTGGGATCACGTCGACTGCCACGTTTGCGTCGGGAAACGGGATCGGACTGAAGTCGAATTATTTTGGATTGCTGCTGACGAACAATCCAAGTTTCGAGGCTGGGAAGTCGATTGTTGATACGCCGAAGTCGTTTGGTCGTGCTCAGCGCGTGGGTGGAACTGGTGGAGAGTATCAGGCTGAGCGGGAGGCACCGTCAGTGACATTGGAGATGGAGGCTGATCGATATTGTATGGCGTTGTTCGGATGGCTTCTGTTTCAGAAGGGAGCGTCTGAATCGTCAGGTGCGTCGCCGTATGCAAAGACGTACGTTCCGTATCGTTCTGGAACGGGCACAGGAGAAGCGACCAATGCAGCAGAGCCGGAAATATACGCGGTTTTGTTGAAGGATTTTTCAGGAGATACATCGACCGCTGCCGAGCATCATGTTATATTGGGGGCGATTTGTAAGAGCATGAAGATAGCTGGCTCTGAGGGTGGTGCGATTACGCTCTCGGCCGAGATGGTCGGGGCAGACTTTACGAATACGTTTACAGAGTCGTCGCTTGTTTTGACTCCGACAGATCTGGCTCCGCTGCTGTTTAAGGATCTGACGTTCACTGTTGGGGGTGTGACGAATTTGATTGGCTCGTTTGATATTACGATTACGAATAACGCTGCACCGAAGTCGTACAATAGTGGTACGATTTCGAATTATGTGCTTGGAAAGGTGATCGTAACAGGATCCGTTTCGATGCCTTGGTCGGATGCGAATGCGGCTGGGATGATTGATGCTTATTTGAGTCAGACGCCTCAGACGCTCGTATTCAAGTGGGGAACTGCTTCGAGTACGCTGGTGCAGCTGACAATTCCGGCCAGAATAACGAACGCTCCGCTTGACGCATCGGGTGAAGAGCTGATGGTGTCCGTTTCGTTTGAGGGGGTTTGGTATTCGGCGGACTATCCGTCAGTAACGATGGTCGTGGAAGATTCAGTGTTGAGGAGTATTCCTGCGTGACGTGGGCTTCGTGGGAAGATCGCTATTTGATAGCGCAGAAGACTGGCAGTATTACGTCTGCGTACAAGAAGTTTCTTGTATCAGATTTGGGGGCGGACACAGGGAAGTGTGGATTGTTGTTGACGTCGCCGACGAATTTTGAGTGGTCGAACAGGGCAAAAGAAAGGTCGACGTTATCAGGAATGTTCGTTCGACAGGTGTCCGATATTGCTGAAGAGACAGTTGAGCATGGAGCGATGTTGAATTTTGAGTTTGACTCGAAGATTATGGGACTGATATTATGGCTGTTTTTTCAGGATGGCGCAACGCAGGTGTCAGTTGCTCAGAAGACGTATGATGTATGGTCGTCGAGTGGGTGTGAGGTTTGGGCGACGTTGGGTAGATTGTTGTCAGTGAATTTGGCTCGATCACAGATAATGGATGGAGTGGTGTGTAGTTCGATTTCGATTAAGGGATCGCTGGGATCGCCGATATCTGTATCAGCTCAGATGGTTGGACGTATGATGTTGAATACGTTTGATTGGAATGCACAGTTGAGCGTGTTTGATACAGCGGTTGGGAACTTGCCGATGTTTAAGGATTGTATTTTTCAGCTGGACATGAACGGAACGACGTTGACACCGAAGATTGATTCGTTTGAGTTGACGATGAAGAACTCAGTGCAGCCGAGATATTATGGATCGAAGTGGCCGTATGAGTTTAGACTGGGTGAGTTTGTTGGTAGTATGACAGTGACGTTGCCGATTCAGGATGATCCGTATTTGGAGTGCTGGAAGGATTCAGCTGTTAATGCTGAGAAGTGGATGACGTTATGGCTGTTTGCGTATCCGTTGGGTGTTTGGACGAGCGTTGCAACATTTTCGATGACAGGTGTTGTTGAGACAGTAGAAGAGATTGAGTCGGGGGGAGAGATTATGAGTCGAATAGTGATGAAGTTGATTAAGACTGGAGCAAACAGTCCGATGCATGTGGTGTTGTACGATAACGTGAATAGAGGAATACCTTAGGAGGAAATGATGGCAAAAGCTTTGGACATGAAACCGTTTGAGTATGTGCTTGAGTCAGACAGAGGATTGACGTCGGATAAGCAGACTGTGTTTGTTCTGCGTCGTCGAACTGTCGGAGAGGTCAACGCTGATTCAGCTGCACAGCTTCGTAGATTTGCACTTCGTACGTCGAAGACAGAATCGACTGCGAAGATAGGCGATGCTTTGACTCAGCAGCAGGCCGAGACGTTTGCGAGCGTCGTGCAAGAAGTTCGGAATTTAGTGGTTCCTGATTCAGCTCCGAACGGATTTTGTGAACGGTACAAGGACAAGTTTCAGAAATGTCCAGATGGAGAAGGATTGCTGATCGATGTGACGAAGGAACGGTCAGTGATTCAGGACATCTTTTTCGTTTTGCATTCAGACGACTCTGCGGAAGTGCTTGCGGAAGCGGACAGGAAAGGCTCGTTGAGTGAAGACGCAAAAAACTGATTGCGCTTCTGACGTACTATAGTTTATGGCGATCGAAGCAGTCCCCGTCAGTCAGACGGGGACTCGATTGCGAGTACTGTCAGAAGCTTGGACTGGCAGAAGAAGAAGGACGACACTGTTTTATGATCAGTCCTGACAAGGTCAAGGTTAAGTTTCCGATGGTGGATGAGGCTGGACGGACGACGAATGACTCAGAAGAGATGGACGTTGATCGCGACGAGTTTGTTGCAGAACTGTCGAAGATTTGTCGAGTCCGGACAGAGAATCCGTTTCGTTTGATGTTGCAGTGGTTTGGTGGAGGACAAGGACGCGCTTATATCTGTCCGATTTCGGTCGTTGAAGAAGAGCATACGAAGATAGTGATATTGGCAGATAGGTGTGAGACGTATCATAGTTTGCCGTCGGAAGGGGCATTGAGTGATCAGGACAATGTTTTGATGCAGGCGTTTGACGTTTTCAGAAAGACTCGAGCGGAGTACGAAGCTGAGAGGCTGGACGAGATGAGGAGAGGCAATGGCTCTTAATGCGGTTGAGCGGCGGGTTGCGTTGGTTTTAGGGGTCGACGCAAAGGAGTTTGAGAAGGGGATTCAGCAGGCATCGAAAGAGATTACGAAGATGTCGGAGACAGCGTATGCGGCGACGAAGAAAGCTACGTTAGCATTGTTTGGTACGGGGGGATTGTTTGCGATGGTCGGGAAGTCAGCCGTTCAGGCGAATATGGAGATTGCCGGATTGCAAAGAAGTCTGCAGATGCTGTATGGTTCGACGGAGAAAGCAGCGTCGAGAATGAAGGTATTTCATGAGATGGCGTTGACAACGCCGTTTTCGATGCAAGAGTTAGTGCAGGCTCAGGTGGCCATGGATCATTTTGGACTATCGTTTGAGAAGTGGTTTCCGTTGTTGGGTGATTGGGCGACAGGGACGAAGATACTCGGTACGGATATGTTGAGTTTGATCGAAGCGATGGCTCGATTAGAGCAGGGTGGGGCAGGCGCAAACAGAGCGTTTATGACGTTTATGCGATCGGGTTTGTCGAAGAAGGTATTAGCCGAATATGGCGTGGCTTTTGATGAAGTGAATATGAAGTTGATGTCAAGTGCAGAGACGGCGATGGAAGGGATTGTGCGTGCGGTGAAGGACAAGTTTGGTGGATCGATGGCGATTGCTGAGGACAGCTTTGGAGATACGATACACGATATCCGTGAGCTTTGGCGTCAGACAGAAGCTGAATTTGCAAAGCCTCTGATGGTAGTATTGCGCCGAGATATAGAGTCGTTATATACATGGCTGAAAGATGCAAAGATGTCAGGCGAGTTTGATAAGATTGGGGAGGCGTTGGTTCGTCTGTACGAGAACGCAAAGAAGTTTGGGGAGGTGTTGGTTAAGCTTGGCGAAAAGCTTTTGGCTTTGATGGACTGGTTTGACCGGACGGTGGGTGTCGAGAATGTCTTTCTTGTTATGATATTTGCAACGGCCGCATTGAAGGTAGCTGAGCTGATTGTTCAGCTGAACAGTTTGGTAACGATGATTGAAGGCAGCGTCATTTTGAAGTCGCTGTTTACGAAGATGGGAGGGGCGTATGGAGTAGGATTTGCGTTAGGTACTGCTGGAGGTGCAGCGGCGGCGGCATACGTCGCGGTTAAGATGCAGAAAGATTTGTCCGAGCACGGGTATGCTGTGGGTTCACCACGTGGGGCGATAAAGGCTCCAGATGTTAGTGGAATGGATCTGTACGCAGGAATGAGTAAAGAATATGAGAAGTTGTACTCGGCGCAAGAGATATTAGAAGGGCTGTACGGAAAGCAAGAAGAGGGCAGGACTGGGAAGGGGGATAAAGCCGAAAAGTATACGGCCGATGCAATGAAAGCCATTGAGACGATGAAGTGGGAGTGGGACGGGTATAATCAGTATAGGCAGGAACAGATTCAGAAAGAAGTTGGGATGTTGGAGGGATCGAATGAAGTCAAGCTCGCGTATGAAAGATATTTGCAAGAGCAGCTGTGGGCTGAGAGAGAAGAGTGGTTAGCGAAAGGGCAGACGGCACAGCAGTATTGGGAACAGTTGGGTGTGGATGATTATACGAGGACAGCAGCCGTACGCGTGGACGTAACGAGAAATATGTACGCTGAGATGCAGGATGCAGCAGAAGCTGGGTATATGGGGATGTCGAATAGATCGGCCGATTGGTATCACAGATCAGAGAAGAACGCGAAGCTGGTGGCACGGGTTGTGGCGTCAGCGTACGGGATTATGAAGACTGAGTCACAGAAGTGGGCGCAGGGTGAGATTAGTCTTCGCCAGCTTGTTAGCAATTCGATTATTAAGCTGGTGATGGATGAGATAGCTGCTGAGATGGAAGCAAAGGGACTGAAAGCTGTCGCTGACGCAGTCGCGGCAGCTGCTGCAGGACGTTGGTCAGCTGCTGCAGGATTTGCAAAAGCTGCCGCGCTGTATGGCGCAGGCGTCGGAATTGTTACTGGATTGGGAGAGAAGTGGACGGCCTCGAATAATGAGGTGTCGTCTGTTGGGATGTCAGACGGTGGGGCGTCTGTTGGTTCGACTTCGAAGGCGATAGAGAACCAAGGTACGACGATATCTGGACAGAAGCTGTACGTGACGATAGCACCGGCGATTTCGATTACGGGAGAGACGATATTGATTGGAACGTCAAGTGTTGCAGAGCTACGAGAAACGATAGGTCGGGTGGCCGTCGAAGCCGTAAAGGATTCTCTCTCGACAGGAGAGCTGCAGATAGCATGACGCAACTATACTCGGACAGCAGAAGATCATTCGACTACGACGGTGCCAGAGGCCGAATTTTGCGAATTACAAGGGGTACCTCGTGGGAATAACGTTGTTGTCAGACGCGTTCTTGAGACTATCTGTGTGGCATCCCGTATTTAACGGTGGGTTTGGAAAGCCCGTTTTTGGCATTCGGCTTCCGATAACGTCGACGAGTTATGAGGGCGGAACTGGAACGACAGTTGTGAATATATCTGGAACTGTTGATATGCGGTCGTTGATGCCTCGAATGGTTCCGACCGACATGACGATTCGAAAGTTAGCTGTGTTTGAAAATGCGGCAGGACAGAAAGAGGAGCATGAGATTGTAGGTTGCTATGGGGGAACGGTGTGGGCGTTGAAAGTTGTAGGGCAGTTGGCATATACCAGCCCAACGTATATGACTGTTTTGTCAACGACTTGGCCAGAAGGATGGGCGTGCAGTTCGTCGACGGGATATGGATTGTTTTTTGATCGGTTACTTGGATCGGGTTATAGACGAGATGGACTGAAGATTGCGTCGACGAATGCAACGTTGGTCACGCTGTCGCAGACTTTGAGTGAGTTTATTCGAAACATAACGTACAGAGCGTCGTTCTTTTATCGAGTTGCATCGACGCTATCGACGCCAGTTGTCGTGACGTTTAAGACAGGATCGTTAGCGTTGAGAACGCTGAGTTTGAGTGAGACGACAGGGAATGCGTGGTTGCAGGTTGATACAGAGTTTACGCCGTTGACATCGTCGATGACTTCGTCGATAGTGATATCGAAAGAAGGCTCGATACCGATTACGACGCCGCTGTGCATTTCGGATTTGGTGATACGACATGCATTTGGAACTTCGACAGAATTGACGTATATGGAAGTAGATGCGCATCCGTCAAGAATAAGCATGTCGTACAGTAATCAGGAAAAGCCGATTGAGCGATCGACCGGATTGGTGTCGATCAGAAAAGAGTTTAGGGGGCACGATAGAAAGCGTGCAGTAAACGTCTCGTATGATTCTTTGTCAGAAACGACGGTGAATAATCTGCTGATATTGCTGGACTGGCAGGACAGAGGAAATATGCTTGTGTTCGAAGCGCCGTATTATGAGTTGTTGCCATGGATGGTTGGGTACTTGTCTGTTTCGTTTCGTAGAAGCAGCAAGAACTTGTCGTTGTTTGATGTCGATATGACGTTTGTGGAGGTGTGATGTCGTTAGGTGATTCGTGGAAGTTAGGAGTGTGGCATCCGTTCCCGAATCCGCATTTTGAGCAGCGGGATCGAATTGCGTCGTCGTTAGGCGCGTTGTTTTCGTCAGGTAATATCGTTCAGCTGAAGTCGACAGAAGCGAACTTTCAGTATCATGTACGAGTAGGAGATTATGTCCGAATCGGAGCGTCGACAGGTTCGACGTGTGAGGGATCGGTGCAGTACTTCAAAGTGATTGGGATAGACGCAGGGAATAGAAGGCTGACGTTGGATCAGAATATAGCCAGCGGGACGTTTTTTAATTTGGGCGACCCGATTATGGCTTGGGCGTCGGCTGTGCCTGCTGGATGGCTGAAGACGAGTACGTCGTATTGGGAGACGTTGGGGATACAGAATGTTGGATTGTTGTCGCCGTATCCGTTTGGTACGAATGCGTGGAGATTGTCTGCTCCGTCGGCGACGCAGAATGTTGGATCGATAGCCGCATCGACGATTGAGTATCTGTTGTCGGGGGTTGTGTATTATGGAGCAGCAATATATAAGGCGTCGTCGATTGTGTCAGTTGAGTTTGCGTGGTATGACAATGCTGGGTATAAGATGTTGTCGCTGTATCCAACGACACAAAGCGTTTGGACGGAGGTTGCAGGAGTGTCGGCAGCAGCGACGATTGATTATTGGTATTCGTATCCGCAGGTGAAGATACTCAGAGTGGCGGGTGACACGTCGTCGAATTTATATGTGAAGACGATGATTTTGATGCATGCGACAGGCACGTCGCAGCAAGCGTTTGGGGTGTATATTTTGTCGTCGAAGCCAGACAGTATTGATCAGTATAAGATTGGGATGGACGTTAAGGATACGAAGACGATAGAGGGATCGAAGATTGTTGTTCGACGACGAGTAACGAATAGCTTGAAGACGTCAATTTCGGCGGCGTTCTCGAAGATTTTGCCAGCCGAGTTTGATGACTTGACTGCGTTGTTGGAGTGGCAGAGTAAAGGGGCGATGATTTGTTTGAATCCGTATTTGACGTCGGTGCCGAGATGGATGATTGGGGTGGCTGAGATTCGGAATGTGTCAAGAGATACAGAAACTGGAAGGATGAGCTTTACGTTCATGTTTGAGGAGAAAGTGTGACGTACCTTGAAGAGCTACTGGTTCGACATTTGAACTGTGGAGCGGTAACGTATTCAGTTGTGCTGTCTGTTCGGGACGATAATGGCAATTGGGTGAACTTTGCCGAGATGACGAGACACAGTTCGGTGTCAGGGATTGACAGGTTGGTGGATGTGGGGTCGATTACGATTACAGTAGAGAAGTCGATGGACGTGCTTAGTGGCAGTGTTCAGTCGGTGCGTCTGGATAATTCAGACGGGTTGTTTGATAGACCGTTGCCAGCGATGAGATCGTTTGTTGTTGGAAGTACGGCAGCTTCGTTTAGCAAGTCGAAGTCGTCGAGTGAGTCTGTGTTGATTGGGAAGTGGTGTCAGATATCAGTAGTGTTTTCGATAGAGGGTGTGAATTATACGACTGACTCGGGATTTGATTCGAACATAGAGTATGTCGTTGGAACGTTTGTGATTCAAGACGTTGAGACTGATGAGACGTCGAACGTAGCAACGTGGAAACTGGCTGGATTGCAGACGGAGCTAATTGACGCGGACGCAGAGAAGATTCGATGTGGTAATAGTTGGTACTTGAATCGTTCAGCTGCGTTTTTGATATCAGAGTTAGTGAAGGAGAAGTTTAGCCGAACGTCGTCGAACTCGTTGGTGGTGGGTTCACAAGTACAGAACAGACCGATTGTTTCGACGATTGATGGGAGTATGGTCAGTGCAGTATTAGGTCGGCCGCCAGACTATGATTCAGGAAGTAAGTCGTGGCGGGATGATGGCTTTGTAACGCGCGCGTTATGCTATCGAGCAGGATATGTATATGCCGGATGCGATGGGGAGATATGGAAGTACTATCCGTTGACAGATTCGTGGTCAGCCGTGGATCGAACGACGATAACGAATGTACTGGCGGGAGCGAAAGTTCGATTTATGGCGTTGTCAGAGACAGGTAACGACGCGATATACGGAGTGGCGATTCCAGATACGACGACTGCGTCGTCGAAGATGAATAAGCATTCAGCAGTGTTTTTTAAGATAACCAGTGGGGACAGTGTTCAGATGGTCGGGGCAGTGCTTGAAGGAGCGTTTGTTGGAGCGCAGTCAGTTAGGATGGGCGTTCGAATGGCTCCGTTTGGGGCTCCGTATTATGCAGTTGTTATTGGGCAGTACGCGAATGCGTATAAGAGTGGTGAGAATTTGTCTGTTCCGTTTGTACAGTCGGTGATTATAGATCACAGTAATGAATTCGCAACGATGTCGGGGGTGTTTGAAGAGGTCGTTGATAAGGATACGACAGAGGGGGACGCAGAGATTTGGACGCAAGCTCCAGATGATCCGGTAATAGATTTATCGTCGACGTTGCCGTTTAGAAAGACGTTTGATAGAACGTTTTATGCATTGGATGTGACGGAACAGAGTGTTGCGTCAAGACGATTGCTGGGATGCTGGTTTAGTTGGGGGCAGTCGCCGATGTTTGTTCTGCAAGGAGTATACTTGCACGGAGTGTATGTTTCGCATGGGTCGTTGTCAGTTGGACTGTACTCGATGAGCATGGAAAGTGCGGCGTTGGTGACAGTGACGATGGCGACTGCTGCGTCGACGATACAGAAGATACCGGTGTGCGTTGGAAAGCAGGATACAGCGATTTCGTCGAGTTTCTATGTAGGCGTAATGGTTTGGCATGAGGCGTATGATTCGACGACGATTTCGGAGTCGTGGATTGAGAGATATCAGTCGGGCACGTTGGCCTTGTTTTCGACGTATAAGCCGATGACAGGTTCTGCAAATGATGATCAGTACTGGTCGTTTGTGGATATTTTGGTGACGTCTGGCACGACGTTTGCAATTTTGTATAATCGAAAGACACAGCTATATGCGCTGGTACGAAATGTATTGGTGAATACGTTTTCGAGCATGACGTTTATCATGAAGACAACGAAAGTGCTTAGGAATTTGACGTACGTCGGGGAGAGTGCAACGCCTGAGGATAATTGGATTATTTGGTTTGAGCAGGGTGGCCGGGTTTACAAGACGCAGAACATAAAGACAGGAACTGCATATAGCATTGTGTTGGGTGATCAAGACGTTGTGGTTACGAATGAAGCGGGCATGGTATCGAATTTTGTGTGGGTGCCACAGACTTCGGCGTCGAATCCGACTGGAGATATGATGTTGTTTGGGGTGTCTGCACCGCAGTTCGATCCGTATTTGTACGCGTCGTATCCTGACGGGAAGTATCAAATGTTCCGGATTTCGAACGCTTTTGCAAGTAGAGTAGAGTGTGCAGATTTTACGGACATGTCAGTTTGGGATGCAGTGAAGAAGATTGCACAGGCCTTGCGATATGTCGCAGGGGTGAATGAGTATGGCAGCTTTTTCTTTGTCCCGAGAGTGATTACGACATCTGGAACGGTCGATTTTGTGATTGGCGAGATGAGAGATTCAGTGACGTCGATTGTTCCGTTATCGATTAAGAAGACACGTGGACGCGATAGCGTATATAATGTAGTCAAGATTACGCCCGGAATGGTTGTGGTAAATGCAGCAGAGTCTGTTTTGACGTTAGTCCCGAGAGAAGAAGATCCGGCGACAGAGCTGGGCGCGACAGTTGATACGAAGGTGGATAAGACGTCGTTGGGGTTTGCACCGTTTACGATAGAGAAGAAAGATGGATTGGCTAAGACTGTTGTAGCTGTCTGTGTTCAGGATGCGCCTGTGCTGAAGAAGTATCAGGAAACTGCAAATGAGACAACGAAAGTAGTGCAGCGTCGAAGGTACGTGGAAAGAACGGGTGTGAATACGTTGCCGTTGTTTAGATATGCAGTCACGTATAAGGAGATTGAGGTCTATCTTGCACGGGAGTATTTGTCTGGAACGACGTTGTATGTGAATTCAGTGTACAGTATGGAAGATTTGAGGACTTCGATTGAGATTGGAGATATTGTTGCTGTAGATGATCCGACGACTGGAGCGAGAATTTACAGGGCGATTACTGGAGTTAATAGAGAGTTGACGACCTTGACTGTGGCGTCGGATGTTGGAGTTACGTTGCCACAGAAGACGACGTTGCTTGTCTTGAAGAAGGCTTCGACGACTTCGAATGCTTCGACGGGTGGTTCAGCTTGGTCAGACGACGGGATAACGACGATAACTGCATCGACGAGAGTGGACGCGACGACGGTACGCTTGACGTTGAGTCGGACTGATGTGGTGTCGGTGGATACGATGGTTGAGTCGACTGGTCAGCGCGGATTGTTTTGTCGTGTGTCTAAGATAGAGCCAGCCGGAACAGTGTTGATAGAACATACGACGTCGACTTTGCCGTCGGGTGATTTGTTGGCGTACTTTTGCCCGAGATATTTTGATGTGTCGTACCAGATAGGAACGTCGAACGTGTTCTGTATGTTTACGACTCCGTCGGGTGAAGCCGGTGTGGATTACACGAACAAGTTTAGGATAGGCGACTGTCTGAAGATCACAAGTTTAGGGACGACAGCTGAAGAGGATTCGAGCTCGACGAAGTTTGCCGTTGACGTAACGTCGATTGGAAAGAATGGCAGACGTGAGTATGGCGAAGTCACGAATGAGTTTATGTCGGCTGGGATGGCGCGTGAGCTGTCTCGGTTGATTATCGAAGAGAATAAAGACCCGAAGTATGAGTTTGATGTTACAGTTCCGATAGCTCCGTTTCTCCGAATTTTGAATTCAGACGGTACACTATGCCGTTATGATGTGGTCTCGCAACGACTTCTGCCGATGGCGCAGAATTGCGCGGTTCGTTGCACGGCTCAAGAAATAAGCCACGATTTGAAAAATGGTACGACTCGACTGAAGCTTAGAGCTACGACGGCATATTGACAATTATATTTTGGTCATGATACGCTTTCGAATGGGAAACGCTTGGACGGATTTGAGTTGGTCTGACGAGTCTGAACGTGCGTGTGTTCAGAAGTTGATGACTGTCTCGTTTACGGCATTTGATCAGAGAACAGGATTGTTTAGAGTTAGAGAGAAACGGTTCTTAGAAATGCTAAGGAATAAGTCTGGGGGTAGAATACCGTCAGGGTTGGTGCGACGACTTTTGCAAGAGACGACGTGTACGGTGACGGGAGAGTTTGTAGGTAGCTCAGATAGACCTAAGATAAATATGACTTATATAGGACATGAACTGAGATCGCATCAGTCTGAGGCAGTAGAGCAATGTTTGAAGATGAATCGTGGAATTGTTTGGCATCCGACTGGAGCTGGGAAGACAGTCACGTTTTCGAATCTGATTGTGCGAATAGGTGAACGCGCATTGGTTCTTGTACCGAATCGACTGTTGCTTAAGCAGACGTATGAGGTTTTATGTAAGAGTGTGTTTGGAGCAACGATAGGGAGATGCGGTGACGGAAGATTTGAGATTGACAGAGACGTGGTCGTTGCGACAGCAGCTATGCTACACGCAAGAATGGATCGGGCTCAAGACGAGTTGCAGAAGTTTGGTGTGTTGATAATAGATGAAAGCCATCATTTGAATGAGGCTGCGATGATTACGCCGTGGGTAGGCGGGAATACGTGGTATCGGATTGCGATGTCGATGGATGCAAGACGTAGGTTTGCGTTTACGGGAACGGTGCCGTCTGAAGGAACAGTTCATCGGATGGCGATAGAAGGGATTACGGATAGAGTGATTCATTCGATTTTGCCGACGGAGTTGATGGACGGAAGCGTGTTGTCTGGCTTGTCGATTGTGTGGATAAAGATTCCGAGAAGAGAGCGATTGTTCGAGTGGGATAAGATTAAGAGTCGGATGGTTAGAGATGTGGAAAGAAATGCTTTGATCGTTGAGAAGGCGTTGGAGTATCAGGAGCAGGGCAGGTCTGTTTTAGTGTTTGTCGATCGAATTGAGCATGGAGAGTTGTTGGCGTCGATGATACAGAACTCCGTTTTTGTCAGGGGAGAGACAGATACTGTTGGACGCGATGAGGCTGTTAAGGCGCTGTCGTCGAAAGATAAGGTCGTGATTGGAACGATTTTTGGAGAAGGATTCGATTTGCCGAATCTGGATGTTGCAATAAATGCCTGTGGTGGAAGATCAGCAGTTAAGGTGATACAGCAATGTGGACGCGTTGTTCGGGCTGCTGTGGACAAGGTAGAGGGCGTGCTTGTCGACTGTCTCGATTCAGATGGAGGGGGAATTTTGAGTCGACAGAGTACGGAACGTAAGAGACTGTACCGGAAGTACTTTGGGGAAGTATTCAAGGAAGCAGGAAAATGAGTAGTTTTTTGGCTCGTGGTAATTATATTGATGACGAGCTCAGTTCAGGAAGGAGAAACGAAATGAACGAGAAGTTACAAGCAGCGATTGCGAAGTCAGAAGATATCGATTCGCGATCAGAAGACAGTTTGGTGAATCCGACTACGATTAGCGTGATTCCACGTGAGTCAGGGCACAAGTTGGATATTGAGTTTGGGGGTCGTCGAGTGGCAGTTACGCATGAGAGGATGCTGCGCGCAGTGTCGGGGCATGCGGAGGTGCCGTTTGCGTACCTGGAAAAGTTGCTGAATCGTGATCCAGAACTGGCTGCGCGGAATCTGGAATCAGGATTCAGAGAGCGCGTATCGGATACGTTGGTTCGGATATATACAGATTCGTCTGGAGAAGAGACTCTTAGAGGAATTCGGACGGAGACCTATTTGCCGATTTCGAGTACGCTGGTGCTTCGTCGAGTTGATGAACTGTTCGGAAATGACGGGGGTGTCTCGATTGAGCACGTTGCGCTCGATCAGTTTGGAATGCGGGTGACTGGCCGGACGAAGCGTGATGGAACAGAAACAGTCGGATCGCTGTTTCCGGGGTTTGCCGTTGGCAATGATGAGACAGGGGGTATGGCTCTTGAAGCTTCGATTCGTTTGTTCCGGCTGGCCTGTACGAATGGACTCGTTTTGCCGGCTGGGGAAGGGTTTGGGTATAGGAAGGTGCATGCGGGAAAGTCGTCGCAGCAGGAAATCGTCGAACGTTTGTTTGGGGTTGGAACGTTCGATTTCGGAAATCAGCTTAAGAATGCGATGCCCAGAATCGATCGAGCGTTGAAATGTAAGGTCGACTTCAACAGTTTCGCACACGGCGTTCGCAGACGCGGGATGGTGACGTCAGATGAGCTTGGGCAGTGGGTCGACGCATATGATCACGAAGTGTCGGAAGGTGTTGGTCGTCCGATGGAAGCATTGCAGAATACGTTGTGGGGATCGGTGAACGGATTGACTCGGACGGCGCGAGATACGCGAGACTACGGACGCGCGGCAGTGCTGGAGAGAACGGCGGGTGCGCTGTTGAGTCTGTCTGATAGACAAGTTGAGACGATGGCTTCGCTTGGTCGTGCATACATTCACGAGGTTCAGACGGCGGGTGGAAAGCGTGCTGAGAATTTGAGACTCGCTTTGTCGACGGGATTGAATTGATATCGAGATACGCGGCTGAGCGAGCAGTGCGGCGCTCGTTCGATCAGTGGATGAACGAGATAAAAGGCGACCTTGTGAAGAACAAGGTCGTCTCGTCGGAGGCGGCTGCGATTCGATTTGTGAAGAGGGTTGTAGGGATCAAGCAACGAAAGCTGAGAGTGCCTAAAGTAGTGGAGTAAGATCGCCGTTGGACAAGACTGTGCGTACGTTGATCGTCGGGTTTATTATGGCGATGGACGGACAGAAAGTACCAGAACAGAAGATCGCTTTGCTTGTCGAGACGCTTGGGATTAGCAAGGCTCAGCTTGACAGGTTCCTTGCTAAGCTATCGAAATTGGGGGCGTGTAGAGTCAGACTGAACTCGAAGAACGCGTACGTAGTTGACAAGGTAGATGTGAAACGCGCAATGATTTCGGTTGATCAGCAGGAACGAAATTGTGATGGAACGACGAAGGCAAGTAATGAGTTATCTGAAGAAGTCCAAGAATTCAAGATATATTCTCTGAACTATGTACGTATCTACTCTTATTTTAGAAGAGATAGAATTAGCAGCTCGTTCGATACGTCGATTTCGCTGGGTGCACGGCTCGCGGCATTGGTCGTGAAATCGCCGAAGTCCGCAAGACGTACAGGTGGGATGCTGTTGACCAGTACAGAGCTAAAGATGTTAGATTGGCTCAAGACGAAGATGACTGAGGCGCAAATTATATTAGACACAGGATGGAGAGAGAAGCAGATTTCGCCGTTGTTGAAACTGGCGAAAGTAGCTACGTTGACAGAGATTCAGAATTGTTGGGATTGGGGACTGGAAGATGCTTGGTGGAAGACAAAGATGCCGAGAAGTTTTTCGACGCTGTTGAAGCTTTGGAATCAGTATCAGTTTGCGAGGAAAAGTCGTGGACGAACAGAGACGCCGGATGTTGCTCGAACGACACAGACAGCAATTGAAAAGTGGGCTAATAGCTAATGCTTGCATACCGCCAAGGTTCAGCTCGTTTGAGCTGAAAGATTTGACTGACGTTAGCGGTCGGGTGTTGAAGGCCTGCTCGCAGTTTGCATTGACATTCAGTACAGATTCGTTAGGTGGGCTGTATTTGTGGTCAGCTCCGTCGGATACGGCAACAGGGGTTGGAACAGGGAAGACTGGATTAGCAATTGGCTTGATGCGCTTGTTAATCAGCTTAGGCGCGATCGAGCGCGATTGTCTGTTTGTTAAGTACGATGAGCTTGTTGCTGCTGGGCGGAAGGCGCACAATGAAGAGTCTGATTACAGAGCGTCGAAGTTAGTGACGCGAATTCTTGAAGCTGATCTGGTGGTGATAGACGAGTTTGGAGCTATGCGAGCGACGGAGTTTTCGACCGAGTTTACTCGGTGGCTCGTCGATCAGCTGTGGCAGAACAAGCAGCATCTGATAGTGACTTCGAACTTCTCGCCAACGCTGATTAAGTCGAAGTTTGCGTACGACGAAGATAGATCAGTGGCAACGACGAACGCGATTGTGTCGAGACTGCATGGATTGTGTCACGTGATAGAAGTTGTAGGACGCGATTACAGATTACGTTAGGAGGTAGTATGCGTTTTTGTGTTGGCTTTGTGCTGGCCGTGGTGCTAATGATCTGGTTGTTGCCGAAGCTCGAGCTTCCGGAACCAGCGGCTGTCAGGGTAGCCGAGTTGCAGCGAGACAGCAGAGTGTTAGTGACGCGTGATTCTGTTGTAGTACCTGATGTTGATGTCGATTCGATTGGCGTTTGGGTTGACCGACCAGCACCCGTCGATGATTTGGCGAGACTGAGCTTGGCGGAGCTTAAAGCTCGACAAGACTCGGTGTTGGCTGAGTATGATCGAATACGACAAATGCAAGAGCGTTTGCTCGTACTACGACTTCAGACGCTGGAACTGGCGTATGCGATACGCTGGCGTGAACAGATAAAGACGGGCGCGGATACGAACAGATAGGGAGTTGAGTGGACGAATACGGTCGGACATCGCCGTGCGATATTCAAGCTGAGATTAGCTTGTTAGGGTCGCTGCTGATTGACAACAGCTACACGACGAAGATTGTGTCGCTGTTGCTCGATAGTGACTTTTATGATGTTCGCCACGTCAAGCTGTTCAGAGCAATCCGACGGTTATGGTCTCAGACGATACCGCAAGACTTGGTCACGGTTACGGACGAGCTTGTTAGAATGGGCGAGCTTGAGAATATAGGTGGCCGTGGCTATCTGATTGAGGTTACGGAAGACGTTTACTCGGCGGCGAATTGTGAGCGGTACGCAGAGATAATTCGAGAGAAAGCTGTTCTGCGTGAAGTGCTTCGGTTGACTGACGGGATGGCTTCGCAGGCTGAGCATCAGACATCGACGCTGGTTGAGCTTTCAGAAACGGCGAAAGAGCTGTATACGCAGATACTCCGCGGGATGGGAAACAGCAATGAGTTGATTATGCCGAGCTCGTTACAGGCTCGTCGAGAGTCTGACATTGCGCAGTATCTGGCAACGCCACGAGTCTTGACTGGATTCCGAATTATTGACAAGCGACTAACGTATGGATACGCGCCGAGAATGATGTCGGCAGTTACTGCGTTTCCGTCGGTGGGAAAGTCGACATGGAAGTCGAATCAGATAATGAATCTGTGCGAAGCTGGCTATGGCGTTTTGTCAGTGGCGACAGAGCAGGGCAGTCTGATTGAGCAGAATCGACTTGACAGTTCGATGCTCCAGATACCGATATTCGATTTGGCCATGATGCGGACGTGGTCGCAACAAGACGAGCGACATGAGCGGCTTCGAAAGAACGCCGAGTACATCGCTTCGAAATGGAAGTACTACTTGCTTGAGTCCTGTTCGATGACCGTCCCGAAGCTTGAGGTAGCAGTCGAGACGTTGCTTGCCAATGGCAAGAAGCTGGATTGGATTGTGCTCGATTTGTTCGATCGTTTTGTCGACGTGGACTTTAGTTCAGCCGGTGGCGTCAAGAGAAAGCTGGTCGAGATTGAGAACATAGCCAAGAATACAGGGACGCATATTACGCTACTGGTTCAACAGCATCGAGTGAACGCCCGAGACAATCCGAACAAGATTCCACGCATCGACGGGATGAAGTGGTCAGGTTCGTTTGAGGAGATGTGTCGTCTGATATTTTTGCTCTGGCGTGAAGGTCGCATGAAAGACACGCCCGACGTTTCGATGGATGTCATTATTGGTAAGCAGTCTGATGGTTACGCGCACGAGGCGTATATGCATCGGCTCGGCTTCGATCCGGAAATCCTTGCTCTGTACGACCTCGACGAAGACGCTGAGCCGCACGTGGTGGACAATTCACCCACGAAGCCTGTACGCTCTCAGCCAGCCTCGCCCCAGACGTTACCAGACGTATCCAGACAATCAACTACGCCCCCAGAAAGCGACATCGCCGACGGCTCCGTTGATTTGGAGGATCTGTTTTGAGGACGTATCAGAATAATTCTTGTAACTCGTTGTCCAGCAACGGTAAAATAGTCGATATTTCTTTGATTTTGAGCTTTACATTGGCACCTGTTTTTCCTATAATATGAATGTGAGAGACACAAATCAACCAGTAACAGAGGACAGGAGAAACACAATGAGAGAGAAGAGGTTTTATTTGGATCAGATCGTTGAGATCGTCGCCCCGTCGTCGCCCGGTCGTAAGCCTGCATACGTCGGGAAGTTGGGTCTCGTGGTTGGGATTAAAGTATCGCCGCCACCAGTGGTATACTCAGTAAAGGTCAAGAATCACAGTCGCGAAATCAAGTGCAGAGCATTTCAGCTCAGCGAGTTCAACGAAGCGTAATAAGAGAAACAGAGAAGGAGAAACACAATGCCAGTTAGTTTGAACCAAGATGGACTTAAGCCGCAAGAGGCTCGGTATCAGCCGAAGAAGGGCGACCGCGTAATAATCAGCTGGACGGGGGCTCTCAGAGAGAATCGTTGGATGCAGGGAAAGATCGGGACGGTGGTCAAGGTTACACGCAGCGTAGTGGATTTCGTAGATGTTAAGCTGGACAACGGCGAGATCCTTGAAGTCGTGGACTCGTGGGTATCAAAGGTTAAGTAAGAGAAACAGGAGAAGGAGAAACACAATGAGCTACAAAGAAAACGATCTGGTTCGGACGAACGAAGGCCAGTTGGCCATTGTTTACAAGAGACACAAAGCTGAGTCGAAAGTGCTCGACCAGTGGTTCGAGATTCTCGATAAAGAGCGGAAGGGCTGGTTCTATATAGTCTGGCATCTAACGCAGACGGCGGGTATCGTACCAGCAGTGTTCGCTGAGTCAGAGCTGAGTCTGGTAGCAAAGCTGAACGTACCGCAGTTCAAGGTCGGCCAGACGGTACGCGTCAACGATCTCGGCGTGGATTTGAGTGAGCGTTACAAGGCTTTGGCTGGCAGCGTAGGGACAGTGGTCAAGGTTTGGACGATGCAGATATTCGTGGTCATCGACGGTCGGGAAGAAATTATTCCGATCTGGTTCGCGGATTTGGTATAAGAGAAACATAGAAGGAGAAACACAATGAGAAGAAGAAGTTATCAGTACGGCAGGCCGGTGCACAGCCAGCAGGAGATCAGAGATTTTCGCATCAAGTTAAACAACGTGTTTAAAGCAGTCCGGAAGCAAGGATTCGTAGCGAGACAGAACTTCTCTTGCTGCGGTGGCTGCGCTTCGTATGAGCTTGGTCAGTACCTGAAAGAGCATCCAGATAATCGGGGTGCGATATACTACCATAGACAGGACGCCGAGCGTATCAACGATACGCTTCAAGTTTATATTGGCTTCGTCGTTGCTCAGCCAGACGGAGTTTCAGACGAGCAGCAGGATGCTGAGGCAGTCGCTCTTGGACAGTTGATCGTAGACTCTGCACGCGCTGCCGGTCTCTTTGTTGAGTGGGACGGTACGTCGGGACATCGGCCTTGTCTCTCGTACGAAGGGAAGAAGCAGGAAATCAGAATCACGATCGAGCTTGAGTCTGGCATGGTAGTCCACGTGGAAGAGCGGACGCTGGATGAGCAGGAGCTTGCGACACGCCTCGCTGAGCTTCGTGCTCAGCACCCAGAATCAACCTATACGATCACGGTTGAGACGATCCTAACGTTTGAGGCGTAGCATGGCAATGATAACAGTTCAGATAACAGACGAGCGTAGTGCGGTGGTAATTCACCCACGTGGCCGGAAATCGTTCAATGCTATCAGCCTGAGACGGCTGAATCCGTCGATTAGCCGGTGGCTCTGGAGGGAATATGCGATTACAGAGCCGACGTATCTTGATGCGCTCAAGCCGGTGGATGAGCGTAGACTGCGTGCTCAGCTGGAGGTGCCAGATGGCGAAGCGTGAGGAAGCAGGAGTTCCGATATACATGACATCGGCGAAGGAGTCGTGTAAGTTTTTCTGTGGGAGCAAGCGTAGTGAGACATACCGTTGCGAACATGCAGTTGTCGTGATGGAGTACAAGTTCGGTAAGTTGGTTCCGATGAAGGATGGGACGCGATCAGTTCGCGTCCCTCGCTATATGAGAGCCTGTGGTAATTGTCAGCTATTTGCAAGGAGAGAAGCATGAGAGAACAAGCGCAAGAGACGGTATTGCTCGAAGGGCTTTGGAAAAAGCTCGGTGGCGCGAGTGGGGCATTTACATGCCACACGTCGGCGCTGTATACGCGTGAGGATATTGTTCAGCAGGCGCGGATCGGCCTGCTACGAGCGATACGTGAGTTCGATTCGTCGAAGAAGACGAAGACAGGACGTGATGTGAACTTGGAGTCGTGGTGTATGTTGGTTATGCGATCACACGTTAACGCGTGCCGACATGGAGGAGTTTGGAAGCGCGAGAATACGGTTGCCAACGCTGACTTGAGTCAGTTCGCAAGAGTCGTCGGTCGGGAGTCGTCGTCGTTTGAGACGCTGCTTACGATGGTCGAACGTTCGTTGGCGAAGAGATCGAAGCGGGCACGAGTGGTTTTTGGGATGCGCTACTATTTGCAGCTGACGGATAAACAGATACGAACGCAGCTGAACATCACGCAGGACACGTTGGCGACGCTGCTGGATATAGTTAGGGACGAGATTCGTATTTGTGGGGGTTGGCTTGAGTCAACGACTTGCGCTTAAGTACCGGCCGAGAAGGTTCGCAGAGGTACTGGGTCAAGATCCGACAGTTCGCGTATTGACGGCAGCGTTGCAGACAAGCAGGCTGCCGTCTGCTGTATTGTTGACGGGGATTCGTGGGTGTGGGAAGACGACATTGGCACGGATCGTTGCCAAGTCGTTGAACTGTGAGCATTTGCAAGGAGTTGAACCTTGCTTAGAGTGTCCGTCGTGTAAGTCGATTGACGCAGGAACGTTCTCGTGGGTTAGAGAGATTGACGCTGCGTCGTATCGTGGGATCGATGACGTACGGAAATTGATGGACGTACTGCAGTATGCACCGCCGCCGGGCAGTCGGTTCGTACTGATTATGGACGAGTGTCATCAGCTAACAGATGCCGCGTCGCAGGCGCTACTCAAGTCGTTGGAAGAGCCCCAGCCATGGGCGTACTTTGTCCTTTGTACGACCGAGCCGGAGTCGTTGTTGGATACGATACGAAGTAGGTGTATGAAGTTTTACTTGCGAACGATCGGGACGAAAGAGTTGGGTCAGATTGTGACGTCGATCGTTGGACGTGAAGGGGTAGAGATTGAAGCGTCCGCCTTGTATGCGATTTGTTCGAATGCCGGAGGATCGATACGCGATGCGTTGACGCTGGTTGAGCCTGCGTTGTTGACAGGGACTAAGGTTGTGACTGAGCAGGATGTTCAGTCTGTCTGCAGCTTGGTGAATATCGATTCAGTCGCTGATTTGATGGACTGCGTTGCAGTGCAAGACGTCGCCGGAGTGATTCGACAGGTCGGGCAGTTGCTTCGTTCGGGGTCAGACCCGCAGGAGATTTTTTCAGCCATCGGTCGTTACTGGCATGATCTGGCTTTGATCGTCAATGACTGCTTGTCGTTAGTTGAGTATTCGGACAGGATCAAAGTCCGGATGTTGGATCAGACGCAGCAGCTCGGACGGACGCATACGATGTTCTTGTTGCAGTTTTGGTCAGAGCGATCACGGTCGAAGGTCAGTGATTGGACGTTGACCGCGTATTTGTTGACGTTGTGTGAGATACTAAAGTCGGGTCGTCGTGTGTTAGAAGAGCATGCTGAAGTTGAGTCAATGTTACGTCGGTTTGTTGCAGGTCACGAGGATAGAGTGCAGCTGGAGTGGGATGAGAAGTCAGGGTTGTGGTCGTTGAAGGGAAAAGAAAAGCTGATTAACGTCGTTGTGACTCGCCTCGAAGCGGTCTCTGATTATTATATTACTGTATCAGATGTGAGGAGACTTGGATCGTTTTCGAAACTGACGAGTGAGATAAAGAAGAAGACAGACAAGTGAGCAAGGTAGTCGGATGCGAAAGCCTAAGATAAACTCAGCCGGTAAGGAGTTCCGGACGTACGTCGAACCGGTCGGCAGCCTTGCTGTACTTGTTAATAAGGAGGTAGAGTGAAGATTAGTACTGAGAAGTTTATGGACGCATTTGCAACGTTGAAGTCGTATGCCGAGATGTCCAGTGACTCGTCGACGGGATTTATTCAGTTTAAGCTGGATGGATCGTCGTTGCGGTTGTTGACGATGAACGCGGCGTCGTGTTGTCAGATATCTGGCATCGAGGTCGAAGAAGCTTCGACTGTCCCGTCGTTGTTCAGCATGCGGGTTGAGATGATCGATTCCGTCGTTAAGACGGTTTCGACAGCGAAGCTTGAGTTCGTTCAAGACGTAGAGACGAACAGAATGATCGTCAAGAATGGAGCGACGTACGTATTGAATTACGTGTCATATCCAGAAGAGTCGATCTCGATGGAGTCGTTGGTTTGGACGCCGTTGGCGATTGCCGACGCGTCGCAGTACATTGACAAGATGACGCTGTTTACGGCAGCCGATTCAGGTTCGCCCGCGCTTTGTGGCATCTGTATTGCAAACGGAAATGGATACGCGTTCAATCTGTACGAAGGAATTCGTGTCGAGGGATTCCCGAAGATAGAGGCGGCTCCGTTTGATGCTGATGCTGCGTCAGTGTTTGGATCGTTTAAGAAGGATCAGCTTGTCGAGATTGCGCGCGACGCGGGTAAGATCTATTTTAGACAAGGGTCGATCGTTGTTGCGTCGCGATTGTACGGGGATGAGTATCCGTGGTCGGATGTCGATAGATTGATGGGACAGAGTCCGACGATCGTTTTTGGCGTTCGGATGCTGCAGCTGAAGGCGGCCGTGAACAGATCGGCGATCTTTTTCAAGGATGCGAAGCTTGGCAACGGCCGTGTCCAGATGATGGTCAGCGATGGGGAGGTTCTGTGGTCGGTTCAAAGTCTTGAGCAGAATCAGCGTCTGGAACAGAGGCTCGATTTGCAAGTGGAAGAGGTTCTGGAGCAGCTTCGTCCGCCCGATGGATTGACGTTGCAAGTCAGTCATGGATTCTTGAAGAATCTCGTCAGAGTGTTTTCGGATGAGATTGCGATCGAGTTCAGGATTTCGAAAGGGACAGCGCAGGTGTCGAAGGGATCGACAGTTTGCTTTACGTCAGTTCGTCAGTCGAGTGCGAAGGTGGAAGCATGAGAATGTCTGTGAGGCCGCTTCGAGTGCTCGAAGTCTTTGATTCGATTCAGGGTGAAGGGCTTCATGCAGGACGTCCGACGAAGTTTATACGACTCGCCGGATGCAATTTGAGGTGTTCGTGGTGCGATACAGATTTTGGCCTGTCGTCAGAGGAGAGACCGATACGGCTTGTCGATACGTATGCAGATCTTGATCTGAAGTCGAATCGGGAGAACGGACATTTGTGTATTACAGGTGGAGAGCCGTTGCTGCAGATGGGTGAGATTGCGGAGCTACTTTTAAGTATGATGGTTGACGACGTTCGATACAGCTCGATTACGATTGAGACGAACGGAACACGAAATCCAGTTGGCCTGTTGAATCTTGTGGATCAGCTCAGTGAGAAAGAATTTGGCTGTACGATTTCGGCAGGGATCAGAAGTAAGCTATCGTTTTGTGTCGATTACAAGCTGCCGTCGTCGGGTCAGTGTTCGTCGATGGCTGACTTTGGATTGATTCGTAAGGAGCTTGGATTGAGCGATTGTGTCAAGTTTGTGATCGCAGACGAGCGAGATTTGTCGACCGCGGTTCAGGTTTGTACGGAGCAGAACTGGTTTGTTTGGCCGCGCAGCCAGACGAATGTGTTTTTCAGTCCGGTATTTGGGACGGAAGCAGACGTGAAAGAGTTGTCGTGTAGAATCGTGCGGACGTTGAGAATGGCTCCGACTTGGTCAAACGTTCGACTTGGTCTACAGCTGCACAAGATAATTGGTGTGAAATAGTTGGTACGTAGCAGTCGGTTTGAATTATATTATAGCCTGAGGAGATGAAATGGAACTGACAGTAGAGTTCGGATTCGATGCAGCCCACAGACTGACGCAGGGCAAGAGAGGTAAGTGCCATAGTCTGCACGGGCATCGCTATACGTGTGAGCTGACGATTAAGCAGCGTACGACTGTTCTGTCGAATTCTATGATGGTCGACTTCGGGGCAGTCAAGTCGAAGATTGTCGCCGAGATCGATGAGCGTTTTGACCATGCTACAGTGGTTGGTGAGAACGACTCGAAGTTACTTGAGTTTCTGTCGACGGAGGGATCGAAGTGGACGAAGGTGCCAGGTGACCCGACAGCTGAAGTGATGGCGACAGAGATTCGCTTGATGGTGAAAGAACTTTTGAAGACAGCGATACCAGCTATGATGAATGCGGGTATCAGGATAACGTTATATGAGACGCCGACGTGTAAGGTTACTGTCGGCGAGGAGGAATGATGAGTTCAGCGTTGAACATGACCAGAGAGCAGCTGGAGCAGTATGCTAAGCAAGATCCTGATGGACTGCTTTGGCTTGCTGAGGCTGAGTTTGGATTGAAGGCCGATCCGGAAGTTCTTGCTGCTGATCCAGAAGGCGGTAAGCAGTCCGAGCTGAAGAAGATTATTGACGCTATAGTCGAGAAAGCGGAGGCCGACGGACAGACGGCAGAGCCGGCTGGGGACTCGTCTTCGGATGAGCCGAAGGAAAAGAAGCCGAAGCCGGTGAAAGTCCCGAAGGAAAAGAAGCCGAAGCTATCGAAGGAGCCGCGTGAGTTGAAGCGCGCGCCGTTGGACTCGGTTGTTCCACGCGAGAAAGACGTCGCCAGATGGTCGAAGCATGAGAAGCCGTTTGGCAAGGGAGACAAGCCGAATTTGTACTTGGCTATCTTTGATTTGCTTTCGACAGGAACAGTGCCGTCGGATCCGGCCGGCTTGAAGGCTGCTGTCGTCGAGATGGTGGCCGTGAAGTTTCCTGATCGTAAGTCGGGCGTGGACTACGCGATTTACGATACGTTCAAGTGTATGCGTGAACGTGGTTGGACATGGACGACGGAGGACGGTTGCTACAAGATCAGCAGACTGCCGAATTAGAATCGAACGTCCGGAGTTTGTTGGAGAGTATTGGGGAAGACCCTGATCGTCAGGGTCTTCTTGAAACTCCGGCTCGCGTTGTCCGTGCGTATCGAGAGCTGTATGCAGGATACGGAAATGATTCCGTTCCGGAGCAGCTATGCTCGAGACGTTTTAAGTCGACGGCAGATCAGATGGTCGTGCTGAAAGACATCGAAGTGTTTAGTATGTGCGAGCATCATATGTTGCCGTTTTTTGGCAAGTGTCATGTCGGCTATTTGCCGAATGACTGGGTGATTGGGGTCTCGAAGATTGCTCGACTCGTCAGACATTTTTGTAGTCGGTTACAGATTCAAGAGAGTTTGACTGATCAGATCGCCGAGTCGTTGTATAAGGGGCTTGACTGTTTGGGAGTTGTTGTGATGATTGAGGCGACGCATACGTGTATGATCGGACGCGGCGTTCGAGAGCACGAAGCTACGTTGATCACGTCTTCGTTGAAAGGACGGTTTTTGGATAAGGACTCGACGTTGAAGCAAGAGTTTTTTAGTCTGGTTGGTCGTTGAGATGCAGAAGTTTGATCCGACGTTGCCTGTGGTTGGCCAGACGAAGTACTACTTTGGGAGTCTGTACAGAAAATGGATTCGGATGTCGCCGGAAGTCGACAGACGGTTGCGAACAGAACGAGAAAAGTGGGGTGTGTGCTGGTCGTTTGCGTTTTTTGCGAAGACATTTATGCGGGGAAAGAAGCAGCCGATCATAGACGAGCTGGACGGGGCTTCGATTTTGATGGACTCCGGTGCGTTTTCGGCGAGGACGATAGGATTGACGATTGACATAGGATTGTATACAGAGTTTGTACAAGAGTTCCAGCCGTATGTAGAGAGATTCATTTCGCTCGATGTTGGAGGTGAGCAGTCGTCGGTTAAGAATTACTTGCAGCTTAAGAAGATTGACGAGAGGATTATGCCTGTATGGCATCTTGGTGAAAGCTACAAGACTCTTGAGCTGTATTTGGATAATTGTGATATGGTCGGAATTGGTGGTGCAGCTTGGTTGAAGATCAAGAAGTCTGGAACACGACGAGCTTTGTATCGGTTGTTTAGCGATGACATGAAGTGGAGATATCCGCCGTGGTCGTTTCATGCACTTGGACTTTGTATGTACGACGTCCTGTTTGAAAATCCGTGGTATTCAGTGGATTCGACGCAGCAGTTGTTGGTGGGTCAGACAGGTGGAGTTATGTTGCCGTCGCTCGAAGAGAGTGTCGCGATACGAGATGTGGATACGATTGACGAGAGGGACGGTATTACGTTGGCTGATCTGAAAGCGACGACAGGAAAGAGAATAATGTATAACGTGTTGAGGACGATGGACTTGTTTGACAAGAAAAGAGAGTATGTGCCGACGGATCATGGTATGGCGTTTGCGGGGGATTTTTGAAGATACCTATTTTTCTTGTCCCGACGCATAGGTGCGTTCTGGAGTGTGAGTATTGTGGCATCGTTCGGACGAAGATTGACGAAAGTTGTACGCGCCGTTGGTTGGATGATATAGACAAGCTGGCTTCAGTGGCGTCGTCGTTTAGTATATACGGCGGAGAGCCGTTGTTGTATGCGGGGCTGGATAAGATGCTGGATAAGATAAAGTCGATTGGATTCAGAACGCACGTGTCGACGACGGCTCCGCCGATGCTGATACGTAGGTTGGACACAGGAGTGTTGGATGGTATAAGTGTGTCGATAGATACGATGCGTTTTGATTCGTTGACACGGTGTTCGATAGATTCGGCACAGAAGTCTCGTTGGGGAGTGAGTGCCGTTAAGCGTTTTGGCGATCGGCCGTTGATGCAGAATTTTGTGGGCATTACTGTTACAGACAAGAATGTCGCTGAAGTTAGAGGGATTTTGGATTGGCTGCAAGGGACGAACTTTAGGGTATGTCTGAACTTAGTGCAGGTTGACGACACTAAGACGAAGTCGTTAGCTACGTCAGTCGAGGGAGTTATCGAAGCTGAGAACGACGAGATTGACGCTTTGCTTGAGTATGTAGTTGAGAATATAGATAGGCTGCCGATGGCAGATGACGTCGAATTCTACAAGATGCTAAGAGCGACGGGATCGTTTCGATGCGCCGGACTTGGGGTTAAGTCGCTGTTTGTTGATTCTGATGGACAAGTAGCCGTGTGTATGGACACGTTGGGACGAAAGATTGGAGACGTTGATTCGTTCTTGAGTCAAGATTACAGACGTTATTTTGAAGTTCAGGATGCATGCAGCGGGTGTTCGTGGGGGTGTATGTATACGACGTATAAAGGGCTGACATGGCGATGAGACGGTTGATGAAGGCCGAGATTCTATTTACACGCAGATGTAATCTGCGTTGCGCATATTGTAGCATGGTTAGAGAGAGCTCAGTCGAGATGTCGATTGAGGAGTGGGCGACAGGACTTGACAATTTGAGATCGCTTGGATGCGATTGGATAGCAGTATACGGAGCTGAGCCGATGATCGACGTATCACGGTTGACGTCGTTTGTTAGACTTGTGTCAGCTCGTGGTATTGGCATGACGGTAATTACGAACGGCGTTCTTGCAAAGGATTCAGATTGGGTGAAGCTGGCAGAAGCCGGACTCGATTCAGTGACGATGTCGTATGATGGAGATGACGAACAGTCCGTCGGAGATGGATACGCCAGATCGAAAGGGATCGTGGCGAAAAGAAAGATGTTGCATCTGAAAGAGCTTGGGCTGTTTCGAGATTTGCAGCTGACCATGACGTTGACGAAACAGAATCTGCAGAATCTGGTTCCGTTGATAGAGTGGGCGACGCCGAAGGGTATTTGGGTATCGTTCGACTTTTTGCATTGGAAGCGTGACGATGTTTCAGATTCGAAATGCCCCGATAAGTCAGTGCTTGTAGGACAGACGTTGGACGCTACGGATTATGATAGAGTGGTCGAGCTTGTTAAGCGGTTGAGGGTGTTGAAGGCTGATGGTGCTTTGCTGTTCCAGAACGATGCCGTGTTCGATCGCATTGAGTATAGGTATGACGATTTGGTCGGACTGTCGTGGAAATGTGGGATTCCGGCTTTGGTTTCGGTTGATTGTGACGGGACGATGCGTTGTTGTGATGATATGAAGATGCATGAGACGTGGAACGTCAAGGATCTGACAGTCGAGAGATGGAACAGTTTCGTTGACGCGTGGAAGAGATCGGAGAGGCAATGTAAAGGCTGTTTTTGGACGACGCATATGATGTCAGTTGACATGCTGCAGTCTGATACAGCGCTGGACTATTTTGCGCATAGGGAAACGACGTGAGACGAAAAGTGTTGGTTGTTGATATCGATGGTGTGATTACGATCGATACGTCGGGTTCGTATGCAGCCAGACGGGAAGATGTTCAAGTGATACGGGACTTGACTATGATGAGGAAGAAAGGGTGGCGAGTTGTGTTGTGGACGGCTCGACCAGAATCGGCAAGACGCGTGACAGTGAACTGGCTTAAGGCTAAGTCAGTTCGGTATGAGAAGTTGTTGATGGGGAAGCCGAGAGCTGACGCTTACGTAGATGATAAAGCAATGACGCAACAAGAATTGAGGAGATTAGCAAGATGAAGAAAGTGTTGCTGTATTCAGGCGGGATGGACTCGTTGATTGCATGGCATTATTTGGGCGAGCCACAGTGTATGCATGCCGAGATTGGGAATAGGGGCGGAGAAGTAGAGCGGGCTTTAGCTCGGGTGGCGATGTCTGAGCTTGAGATGAGCATGCTGTTTAGTAGGGTGCTCAAGATGGACAAGTTCGAGGAGTCGGACGCGAATATTCCGATGCGGAATTTGTACTTGTCGATGCTGGCAGTGTCGGAGTTAGTTAGCAAGAGCAAGATTCGAGACGACGAATCAGAGGGCATCGAAGTGTACATGATTTCGCAGTTGGGCGAGACGTCGACGCCAGACAGATCGCAAGAGTTTATGTCGTTGGCGTCGAGTTTGTTGACGATGTTGAATGGTGGATTGCCGATTAAGATTTCGTCGCCGTTTATGAAGATGACGAAAGTCGATATGGTGGAATGGTATGTCAAGAACGTTCAGGACGAGCAAGCGAAGCGCCTTCGTCGTTTGACCGTTGGTTGCTTTAGTCCGATTTGGACGGGCATGAAGGGTGATGTTATTTTGCATTGTGGAGAATGCCCGGCATGCTTCCGTCGGCGGATTGCGTTTGCTGCAAACGACGTTGATAATTCCGGCGAGTACGCTCGGAATGTGCTCGAGTGGAGAGGCGTGCAGAATTATATTGACGTGATGTTGGCGGACAAGGCAGCTGGATATCCGAAGTATGGAGAACGGCGTGTCCGACAGACGCTCGATACGTTGATTAAGCTCGGGATTTCGATCGAGGAAAAGTCTTGATGGTGGTCTGTGGTAAGTGCCCGAATTTGTCGCAGCGACCTGTGCCAGGTCGTGGTAATGTTCGTGCGAAGATAATGCTGGTCGGAGAAGCACCTGGTCGGGAAGAGGATGAGCAGCAGCGACCGTTTATTGGGCAGGCGGGGAAGATTCTTGATGAAGCGTTAGAATCTGCAGGATTGAGTCGATCAGAAGTCTATGTTACGAACGTGGTGAAATGCCGACCGCCGGATAATAGACAGCCAGAAGAAGATGAGGTAGCACAGTGTATGAAGCTACTCAGAAAAGAGATAGCCGTAGTGCACCCGAAGTTGATTGTGCTATTGGGTGCGACTGCGCTGAGGGCGTTTTTTGGTGGGAAGCAGAAGATTACGCAGGTTCGTGGGGACATGATGACGTGGATGCTTGGGGATGAAGAGTTTAGAGTGATGCCGACGTTGCATCCGGCATACGTGCTTCGTAACAGAACGAAGATTGGTGATCTGGTTGTGGACTTGCAGAAAGCGAAGGCCGCTGTATCCGAAGACAGCCGGAAAGGAAAGTACGAGCTGGTTAAGTCAGTGGATCGGTTAGCCGAGCTTGTTGATCGGTTTAAGAAGGCACGCATTTTGGCAGTTGATACTGAGACGACGGGATTGACGTTTTGGAAGGATCGTGTAGTTGGGATTTCGATGACGGATACGGAATACGAGGGTTATTACGTTCCGCTTGAAGTGGCGAGCCCGTTGTTTAAGAATGATCTGGTTGATTTTTGGTCAGATGAAGATAAGCCGAAGGTGATGTCGTTGTTACGGGACGTATTGGGATCGGATGTGCCGAAGGTGGGACATAATCTCAAGTTTGATATTTTGATGCTGCGGGCTGCGTCTATGCCGCTATCAGGTACGTTTTACGACACGATGCTGGCGTTATATTTGCTTGACGAGAATCAGGACAGGTCGAAGTCGAAGTCGTTGAAGAATTACGTTGGGTTGTGGTCGGATTTGCAGGGGTACAAGGATGTCGTTGAAGGGGTGGATAGTTACGCAATGCTCTCGCTGGATGTTTTGTGGGAGTATGGAGCAAAGGATGCTGATGCAGTGATGCGTTTGTTGCGCTATTTGGAACCGAAGATAGAAGCTGAAGAATTGACTTGGATGTGGAATGAGTACGTTCCAGCAGCGCTTGGACTTGTGAGTGAGATTGAGTATCGGGGTATGTGCGTTGATGCTGCTTATGCCAGACAGCAGGCGCAGTTGTTGGAAGCTGAAGTTAGCCAGATGGTGGAAGATTTGCGTCGTTCAGTTGGTGATCCGAAGTTCAATCCGAATTCAGCCGTGCAGGTCAAGCGGATGTTTATGTCGCGGTACGGAATAGAGGTTTCGGATACGACGAAAGAGACGATGGCTTCGTTAGAGTATCCTGAAGCGCAGAAGATTTCGGAGATACGTAAGACGGAGAAGATAATCAGTACGTATTTGACTGGAGTGTTGGAGTTATTGGACGGAAACAGTCGGGTTCATTCAGAATACAATTTGAGTGGCGCTGATACGGGCAGGATTTCGTCGAGCAGTCCGAATCTGCAGAATATTCCGGCGCGTAATCCGAGGTTTTCGAAGCTTGTGAAGAAGATGTTCGTTGCGACGCCGGGATACAGATTGATTGGATATGATTATAGTCAAGCTGAGTTTCGTTTGGCCGCATGGATTTCGCAAGACGCTGAGTTGATTGCAGCGGTTGAGCGGGGAGTGGACTTTCATAAGTATACGGCGTCGATAATATATCAGATACCGGAACAAGAAGTAACGAAAGAGCAGCGGTCGATTGCGAAGAACATGAACTTTGCCATGCTGTATGGAGCCGGAGCGTCGAAGGTAGCTGAGTCAACAGGTTTGTCGGTGGACGAAGCGAAGAAGGTGATGGACACGTTTTTTAGAAGGGCTCCGAAGTTCAAAGAAATGATTGAGGGATTTCATTCGTTTGCGCAGGAGAACGGATACGTTGTTTCGTTGTTAGGCCGTCGTCGTAGATTGCCGATGATCAACGACCGAGAGGATCATGGGAAGAGCTTGCGTCTCGCGGTTAATGCTCCGATTCAGGGAGACGCGTCGGCGTACGCTATTTGTAACGGATGGAAAACGTTTTTGGCCATGAAGAAAGAAGGGATTGAGAGCTATCCGATTAACATAGTTCATGATGCAGTGTATTGGGAGTGTCAGGATTCGGACGAAGTTGCGGAGAGTGCGTCGGTGGTAATGAAAACTGAGGCTGTTGTGCCAGTTGGAAAGATTCGGATCAAGATGGATATTGACCTTTCGCAAGGAAAGGATTTGTCAGAACTATGATACGAAGACCGTTTGTCTATGACCCTGCTCAGTTGGTATGTGACATGGCTCGGTGGTATAACAGAACATTGACGACGAAGCCGGTGATCGTGGTTGGTTTGTTGACAGCTGCATTTCGCATGATGTCCGACTTCGTAGAGACAGCTGGCACGATCGAGCTTGAAGTGGAGTCAGTAGGATTTGTTAAGTCGTCGTCGTATGACGGTGTGAAGCAGATGCCGACGACAGATAGACGATTTGACTTGATGCTGGATACAGATGTTCGTGGCAAGAATGTGGTCGTGCTCGATGTCGTAGCGGATTCAGGTGAGTCGATTGCTCGGACAGTGTCGTCGTTGTTGACGTATCAGCCGAGATCGGTTACGACGATGGTGTTGATTGCAACGCCGAGAGCGAGGAAGAAAGTTTGGCTTGATTATGTCGCTGTCGAGACTACGAACGAGCATCCGTGGTATGTTGGATATGGTCTGGATTTGGATCAGAGACATAGGGAAGAGAATGTTATTTGGGCGTGCCCGGAGGGACAGTGGAAGTAGGCGTGACGATTCCAGACGAACCACGTATGGTGGTTACGTACAGATTGAAGGGACACGAGTTTACTGAAGTACTTGACAAGTTGCTTGGCATTCGTGGGGAACTTGCGGCACAGATGACGATTCAGCAGCTTGAGAAGTTGTATTTGGATTTGGGGTACTACAGATCGACGTTGATGTTTGCCGCGGAAGAAATGACTGAGTACATGCTGGACGAACGGGATGACTGGATTGAGTGGATGGCCGAGAAACGACAAGAGGCTCGTCGGGAATGTCGTCTTGATCGAGTGGCTGCGAAGGGTAAGAAGGTCACGCTTGAAGGCCTGACGATGCAAGAGTTGGAAGACTGGATCGTTGTTAAGTATAAGGTGGAGTATCGAGATAGAGTACGTCGGATGGAGAAGGCAAAATCTGACGTGACGTTTTTGCGTTCGCTGTTGGAAGAGATTGACCAGAAGCGTACGCAGTACAAAGCCGTGATTTCGAATCGTTCAGAGCGAGTGCTTAAATAACCAAGAAATCAGCACGTTTTTCCTCGTAACTCGTTGTCCTGCAACAGTAAAATACTTGAAAAAAGAGCTTGGTCTACAGATCTGTTCAATTATATTATGCACATGAGAAACACAAAT